TCATCCATCACTAATGGGACTGAAGAATTTTCCAGGCTTGAACGAATACCTGCGGCCGTTGATGTTAACCCTTTGGGGAAGATCGCAATTTCACCAAGTATTCTTTCTACGATATTCGAAAATATCCAGCTTTTCCCAGATCCAGCCTCACCAGTTAGCCAAACGTTAGGCTTCCACTTTAAAACACCACCAAAAGGAGACAGTAGCAACCATCCCATTAGGAATTTTGAATGGCTAATTCTGCTGAATCTTAAATATTTGAAAACGGAAATCAAAGTTTTGCAATCTTTTATTGGATTATCAAAAGAATACCCTCTAAAAGATGACTTCACATAGACATAGTTTGATTCAAATTCCCTGAATCTATATTTTTTATCTTCAGTTAAAATTTCGTCCCCCGTGGAGATTACTATTTTACCATCGTCAATCCATGCCCCAGAAGTCCTAACCATCGATCCTTTAAAAAATGGTGCGCTGGCCACTTGCTCATTTATTTCAGAAAGAATTAAATCCCAATCAACGACACCCGATTCTTTTTTGAACGATATAGCCCATTTGTTTACGTGTAACCATCGTAATAAATTCTGCTTCGTTAGCCCTGGCCATGGATCGTGAAACACTTTTTCATGCTCTTTAGAATAAACATGAATTTTATTTTCGCTTGTACCAAGAAAGACAAATGGAACCGTACTCCAAAAATCATCAACGACTGTCGGTTGCGTTTCAGATTTATTTATGTAATCCAAATATCCTTGTTTATCTAAATTTTCATCTGCTAAACTCCACCCCTTTTTACATCCTAATGGAGGCCTTATGAGGTGCAATTTTATATCTAATTCTTTCAAGATGGAAATAACTTTCCGACCGACATCATCGGCATCGGGACAATACCAAACCTCACGACCAATGAGAGGTTCCAAGTCTGTTTTTTTTATATTGGCAGCTCCGCCGTAATAACCCGTGACTACAAATTCATCCCTTAAAACCTGTTCTAATTTGTCGGCATCCTTCTGTCCTTCAAACATTAAAACGGCATCAGTCTGCCTAGTAGCCAATTCGTCGCAGTTCCAAAGAGGAATTTTATTGTCTTTAAAGCCTATATTTCTCCACTTGTGGGAGGCTCCCTTACCCCACAATGTAAAAGGTCGATCATCCTTTTTTCCGTCTTTTTCAAACCGAACAACCCACATCACAATTTGATTTTTTTTAAAGAAAGGCCATCGCCCTATTTCTTTTCCAAATTTTTTCTGAAACCAGTTAGTATCAAGTTCTGGAGGTTCCTTAACCCCTTTCGTCTGTATGTAGTAACCTTCCCATATACCCCCTGAGTTGTTCGGAATAATAAACTCGTCGTCTTTTTTTGGGTAATAATCCTGGTCATATTTGCACAGGATTTCCTTCGCCGCCTCACCTTGACGCAGTGAGTTAAGATAAGCGTAAAGACTGACAGAATCGCCTCCTGATGCCTCTGGACCATCAGCCCAATCAGCCCATTTCCCATTTTTAGTATTAACTTTAAAACTGCCAAGTCCAGAGTCTTCCCTGGTTGGATTCTTGGCTACCCATTCATCGCCCTGCTGGATACCATCCGGTAGCCACGATCTAACATTCTGTAAACCTACCCTTGCGGCGCGTTCAAATAGCTCACTCATATCGGTTCCTGAATGTTAAAATTTCACCTTTCAGTGGGAAATCCTCTGGCTCCGAACCAATGTAATCAGGATCGTTTTTGATCAAAGATAATGTTTGTTTATCACAAAGATTCTTAAAAAACTGTCCTGAGGTATGAATTTTAATAAATCCATAATCAACATAAACGCCAAATACCTCGCTATAAATATCCTTAGCCAAGTTATAGGCTTTATATTTTTTAGTTTTCCAGTACCCTGGCTGTGAATGGATGAATCCCCAATGGAAATCAACTTCAGTCAATAAAATCCTGTCCAAATGTATGGATGTTTTCGGCTGATCGTTCTCGGGAATCACCTCAATATTCCCGTTGTCCAGGATTTTTATGTTGACAGAATCCTTGTCGCTTAGCTTTTTTGACCTCACCCAATCCGCCGGAAGGGTCAAAGTCAAACTATATTTGTTTGTCGAGTACAGTTTTCTTTTAATCATAATTAAGTAGTATATAGCAATAAAAAGTTTTGTCAAGAAAAATAAGATTGCGCATTTAAGCAGATTTTACACAACATTAAGCATGGCATTGCGCACTTTAATTCTATATAATAAAACAAGTTACGACGAAAAAAATCAAAATGCGCAAATGCGCAATGTTTCAAAAACGTATTTATATATGTGTGTGTGTGTGTGTGTGTGTACGTATAGTATTATTCTATTTTATTAAGCATTTTATATAATATAAGAGATAACTCTATATCCTGTATAAAATTATGGTGCGCAATCGACTGCTTATGGGTGCTTAATTTGGCCAAATTCTGCTTAATTTCAGCTTAAATGCGCAATCTGGGCCGTTTTTTAGGCTAAAATGCGCAATATTGCTAAATTTCGGCCTTAAGGCTATAATTACTCCATGGCTAAACACCCTGGGGGTAGACCCACTAAGTACAATCCTAAATTCCATCCTAAAATGGGAAAGCTTGCGGCCGCAACTGGAAAAAGTGATGAGGAAATCGCTAAGGAATTGGAGATAACAACATCAACACTTTACCTGTGGAAAAACAAATATCCAGAGTTTTCGGAGGCTATAAAGGTTGCCAAGGAAGACCCTAACGACCTTGTAGAGGCCGCACTGTTCAAAAGGGCTATTGGATACACCTTGACCCTAAAGAAGGAAATAGCGGTATCTTTGGGAGCTGGTATGGGGTCAGAACTACAGACCGCTAAAGTTCAAACCCACATTCCCCCCGATACCACCGCGCAAATATTTTTTCTTACTCATCGTCGTCCTGAAAAATGGCCAAATAAACAAAACGTAAACCACTCCGGGGAACTCACCATCAACAACCTCACCCCAGAAGAACGTAGGGCAAGGATTAACGCGTTAAAGGCCAAAGATGGCGCTAACTGACGCGGAAGAAATCGAACTGCTAAACCTCCTGGAGGAAGAAGACCGGGACCATGCTAGAAATAGCCACCTGGAATTCATGAACTACACCTGGATGAAAGGCGACACAGATCCGTTTATCCCAGGATTCCACACCAAGACAATCTGCGCCCGCATCGACAAAGCTTTTCAAGATTTCCGTGAAGGAAAATCAACATACCTAAAAATCGTAGTCCATCACCGTTCCGGGAAAACTGACATTCTTTCCCGGTATCTTCCCCCTCACTTCCTGGGGGAATTCCCCGACTGTGAGGTCCTGGCGACCACGTTTAAAAGTGATCTCACTCAAAAATTCACAAGCTTTGCCCGTAACATTTTTAGGTCACAAAAGTATAGAGAACTGTACCCGGGCCTGGGGCTTTCTACCGAGTCGAATGCTAAGGCATACTGGGAGATTATCGACGAGAAAACAAAACAGCCAACACAGGGAAAGCTTTACGGATCTGGGCTATCATCAGGAATAACTGGATCTGGTGGACACTTGGTCCTTGTGGATGATCCTATATCAGGGAGAAGGGCTGCGGAATCTCTAACCGTGCGAGATGGTGTCTGGGACACGATGACAAACGACTTACTTACCAGGTTAGCTCCGGTTCATATCGTAATCATCCTGGCGACCCAATGGCACTGGGATGACCCCCACGGGAGAATTGAAAAAGAGGCCAAGGTAGATCCTAATTTTGCAAAATTTGAAACAATGAGATTCCCGGCAAAGGCTAAGGATTACCGGGGAGAAGGTCAATATCCTGGGAAATATCTTTTCCTTGAGAGGTTTCAGGAAAGTTGGTACGAAAGCCAATATTCTTTTCTTGGCCGATACGGTGCCGCTGCCTTATTGGACTGCTCTCCTATGCTTCGAACTGGGTCTATATTTTCAATTGATGGGATTGTATACCACAAGCCCGAAGATATGCCAGGGGAACTGGCTATCAGGTGGGCCAGAATCTGGGACTTGGCGCACACAGCCAAACAGCGATCTAAGGATGACCCGGACTATACCTCCGGGACGCTCCTAGGCTTCCAGACTGTACCAGGTGACCCAATCCCTCACCTGTGGATCAAGAACGTGATACGAGTCCAGAAGGGCGCGGCTGAACGAGACGACGTGATACGGGAAGTAATCCATGCCGACGGGAAGTTCGTCCGCCAGGCTGTCGAGAACTCTATCGAGTCCAAGGACGCTTATGAATACATCTGCCGTGCCATGCCTGAATTCGTGATCGACAAGGTGTTAATCATGGGGAAAGGTGATAAGCTGACCAGGGCGACACCGCTAGAACCAATCTTCGAGGCCAAGGGCCACGTCCACGTCCAGGAAGGCGAGTGGAACGATGAATGGCTGGAAGAGATTATCCGCTTTGACGGCCTGGGGAAATCACACGATGACCAAGTGGACAACTTGACGGCGGGCTATATTTTTCTTGGTGGGGGCGTTATGATTACCAGTGAAAAAACAAAGGCGGCCTTAGCTGCCAGACGGAGTAGATAATGGCTTCAATATTCGATTGGTTTAAGAAGAAAGAAACGCAGGACGCGGACAGTAAAAGCCGCCAAAAGGTCCAAAGGCCGATCACCCGTAACATGACCGAGGAAATGACGGTCAATGGAGACTTGACTCGCGGTCTTTACCACAACCAGTACCCGGGGCTTAAGCTGGCGGGATCGCTGGCTTTCGCTCCCATCTTCGTTCCTGTATCGCTTATGGGGTTGCCTGTGCCGATATCCAAGGATGAACGCACCCAGGAGGCATTGCGGGGCCTTGTCCAGCATTTCAGCCAGACCATGCAACAGATTCACCTTCAGGCTCACCGTGAGGGGACTGTGTGGGTATTCCCTTTTTGGTCGGCTAAAATGGGACGGCTTTCCTGGGAGTTAATTCCGGATGATACGGTTTCCGACGTGATCAAGGATATTGACACCGGGGAGATAATCCAGGTCATCACGACCGAACAGATCAAGATTCAGACTGGGGAAAATCTCCAGGCCAGCGTTGGGCGTGTCCGGTATTTCACCAAGGACAGCCTGCGGGTCGTATACTCCGGGGGCATGAATGAAACCAGGGTCACTCCTAACAGGTTCAAGATCATGCCGATACCGTTCGCCAATAACGCCGACGGTGACGAGATCCGAGGTCACTCGGACTATGAACGCATTCTTTCCGACCTGAAAAACTACCATGACATCGATGTGGCATGGACTCAATTGCTGGCGAAATTCAGTGTGAAAATGATCCAAGAAGTGAGCTTGAATGTGGATACTTGGGTGGATCAGAACGGGATTGACCTGAACGCTTTCGATATTTCCACCGTGGACGTAATTTTCAATAAGTTTAATCAGGAAAAAACCACGTTTGTCTTTCCCGAAGGAGCTCACACAGCCTATGAGAAAAAACTGAACCAGTCATTCTATAAAATCGTGGAAGGATCCGGTATACCTGAAATCGCCTGGGGGCTTAAGACCGAGGGGAACCACGCATCCGCTGAAGAGCAAATGGGCAGTCTGATTAAGTTCGTCGAATCCAAGCGCGAACAAAAAGATGGTCCCTATGACACCCTATTCGAAAATTCCCTTACTCTCCTAGGCTCTGCCACCATGCAAACTTTCCAGCCCGTGGACTCTCTCGAGTGGGACAACATGGACGCTGTATCCGAGGACGTGAAGAGTCAGATTTTCCAGCGCTTCAGCGACGGGATGAGCAAGTTGATCGCATCCGGGTCCGTAACCCTGGAGCAAGCCCATAAACTCTGGCTGGCAATGTACCCCAGGGCGACGGAGAAAGATTTCGAGACATGGAAAATAAGCCTGAACAAAGCGGCCAAATACACTCAGTTCGCCAAGGCGTCGTTCATTGACGCTCTCCAGGCCACAGGGGCAGACGAGTGACCAGGGAAGAGTACGTCGCCATCTACAAGGCTTCTCGTGATTCATGGCCAAGGCTCACAGCCAAGGTCATGAAGGACGTTAAAAAGGCCTATGTAACCGCGACTAAGCAGGTGACGGACGCAATCGCTAGGGCTGAGTTACGGGGCTTGTCTGAGCTAACTACCGGAAGCCTGATCGACATTCAACTCCAACTCCAGAAGGCTACCTGGGCCATAAACGACGCCATAGGAGAAGCTACCACGGACGTAGTA